ATGTAGTATAATGGGTAATATATGATTAGAGCTGTAATGATTTGTGATTACAACAATCCAACATCAGTTGCTTATTCCAAAATAGCACTTGATACTTGGAAAGATGTAAAGAATGTTGAGGTTGAAAGATTTCAATGCTATACACCTGACACTTTAGATACTGCTCCGTTTAATATAAACTGGGGCAAATATAGTAGTGCAGGAAAGTATCAAAAAAATCGTCATGAAATAACTCCAACAGAACGAGCATGTCTTACTTCAATGTTTCATTGGTGGAAGCATATTGCAGATACTGATGAAAGAGTTATCATATTAGAACATGATGCATATGTAAGAAATCCAAAAAAGTTAATGCAACTTGTTGACCTTATAGACCAAACTGATCTATGGTGTGCTGGTATTGCTATGGAATGTGTAACAATGCATCCTCAATTTGCTAAGTTTTGTATGAAGAAGTGGCTAAGGGTTAAAGAACAAATAGATGCTGGACCAATGGCTGAACTATGGACAGCAATGGAAGAGTATACTACATACCTAAAAAATAATCCTAAAAAAGATTTGGAAATAAAAGAATCACTAGGTGTAAAGAAAAGAAGAAGATTATTATGGCCAACATTGTATAGTAATAATACATTGGGTTTTGGTAATAACTTAAATGCAGTTTTAAAAGGTAGGATAGGATTTCAAAATGCACCAGTAACACAATGTTATTATCCTAAGATTGATTCTACTATTAAGCATCACAAAAAATTAGGAACAGTTTATCAATCAGGTACTTTTAGACAAATGGAAATATTGGAGAGTTTATATGAACGAAAGTCAAAAACAAGCAGCAGCTGATAGACTAGCAAAAGCTAGAGAAGCAAGATATAAAAAGAATCCACCTAAGTATTCTCAATTCTCTAAGCACGTTGTTGCTTTGCCAGACGACCATGAGTTTAGTTTAAAGAATGTTCGTGAGTGGGTTAAAGAAGCTAAGGCTCATAGACAAGCAGAACATAGATCACACGTTAGTGGAATGAAAGGAGCACTTGCTAGAAGAACTACTTGGGAAAGTTATATCTCTCAACTTGAAAGTTATTTGAGATCTGGAGACTATTGTAGTAAGTTTGCTGGAGGAAATATGGAAAAGAAAGTAAAATCTGCATGCATTGCAATGGCTTATCATTCGAATGGTAAACCTAAAAGAGAATTTGGAGTTTGGTATCCTGACTTTAGAACAGAGTGGACACCTGAACTTGAAAATGAAGAAAGAGTATCTTATGGAATGGAACCACTCAATTATACTGATGAGGGTCACATCTTAGTAGAGAGTAAAACTAAAAGTAAAACTACTAAAAGAAAAAGGAAGCCTATGGGGCTACTTCAGAAGAAAGCGTTTGTTGAAAGAATGAAGAAGGCCCGTGAAGCAAAGCAAAAGTAAGATAAATACTTCCATGGGTGAAGTAATTCAATTCCCAAAAATGGGTAAACGCGATATTCCTATTAGCGAAGAGGAAAGACAGAAGAATATTAAAAGATATCAAGCTGAACTTTCTCTAAACACTTCCATTGAGCTAACATATCAATTGTTTGAAGAGATCGAGGCAAGAGGAATTCAATTACGTGATAAAGAATTAGATCAAGACCTTCTTATGGTCTGCGAATCAATAAAATCAGCTTTATTGAAAGCATGTGGACACCAACATCCACTGCAAAGCATAGTTAAACAAGTAGTGAATCCAAAGGAAGGAGAGGTTTTCTCTTCTACTTGGAAAGATTTATATAAAGATAAAGAATAGTTGACTTTATATACGCAATAGCGTATAATGAGAGTTTAAATATGGATAGATATTATGATATTAGTTGACCTTAATCAAGTTATGATCAGTAACTTGATGGCTCAGTTACACTCAAGCCAATCAAAAGAAGTAGATGAAGAGTTATTAAGACATATGGTTCTTAATGGTATCCGTTCATATAGAACAAAGTTCTTTGACAAGTATGGTGAGATAGTTATTTGTTGTGATGATACTAATAATTGGAGAAAAGAACATTATCCATACTACAAAGCACACAGAAAAACAAACAGAGACGAGTCAGTATTAGACTGGCCAAATATCTTTGATTGCTTAAATGTAATTAGAGATGAATTAAAAGAATTTTTTCCTTATAAACATATAAGAGTACATAGAGCTGAGGCAGATGATATCATTGGTGTCTTATGTCATACGTTTGGTGTACAATTAGGTGAAGGAGAGAAAATACTAGTTCTAAGTGGAGATAAAGATTTTATACAATTACAACAATATGTAAATGTAGATCAATATGACCCAGTTAGAAAGAGAATGGTAAAGCATAGTGATCCTCATGACTATCTACTTGAACATATTATTCGTGGAGACAGGGGTGATGGAATTCCTAATGCTTTATCAGCTGATGATACTTTTGTAAGCGGCGGTCGTCAAAAGCCAATGCGTGCTAATAGATTAGCAGAGATTAAAGAAGTTGTTAGGGATGACAAAGTAAACATTCTTACTACTGAAGGAGAGTATCTTTACGAATGGGCAGCTGGTTATGAGAGAAATCAAATACTAGTTGATTTAGAAAATACGCCTGATTATCTTAGAGATGAGATATTAGATCAATGGTCAGTTGATCCAGGCAATAGAGATGGGTTGTTTAACTACTTTGTAAAAAGAAGACTAAATAACCTCATAGAAAATATAAGTGAGTTTTAATATGGCAGTAAATGAAATAGTAAATGGTCTCGGTGAGATTATTGCAGATGTTAAAGATGCTAAATCTGTTGGCGAGAAAATTAAATTGCTTCAAAAGCATGATAGTAGAGAGCTAAGAGGTTTATTTGAACTAGCATATGACAATAGAATCAAATGGGGACTTCCTGAGGGCACACCTCCTTACAAACCACTAGACAAATCCATGGATCAACAAGGAATGATGTATAGTGAGATGAGAAGAATGTATGTCTTTTTAGAAGGCAAGGCTAATGTTACTCAGGCAAGAAGAGAACAAATGTTTGTTCAGTTGCTTGAAACAGTAGACCCTGATGATGCTAAACTACTTATTGAAGTTAAAGATCGTAAGGTCAAAGGCTGCAGTAAGACAACAGTTAAGCAAGCATTCGCAGACTTTTTAAACGACGAAGCAAATCAGTAATGCCACTTTACGACTTTGAGGATACCGATACCGGTGAAACATTTGAGCTTCAAATGAAGATAGCTGAAAAGGCTGATTTCTTAAAAGCTAATCCAAGTGTAAAACAAGTAATAGGTACTCCAATGATCGTAGGTGGTGTTGATGGTTTACGTAAACCTGATGAAGGCTTTAAAGAAGTACTTCAAAAGATAGGTGAACAAAATCCTCAAACACCGTTTGGTAGAGAAGTAGGTGGCAAGGCTATGTCTGCCAAACAAGGTGCAGTAAACAAAGCAGTGGACAGATGGAAAAAGTCCTCAATATATAAGAAACATCATAAATGATCGAGAAACAGTTCAATTTAATGCTCTCAGACCTTCAGAAACTTCCTAGAAGGAATGTTAATGGTAAGAGACTATATGAGACACCAGATGGATCGTTCTATCCTTCAGTCACGACCATAACCGGTCAGATGACGAAGAAGGCTATTACCGAATGGAGACAAAGAGTAGGTGAAAAGACAGCTAATGAGATTACAAAAGTAGCTGCTGCAAGAGGTACATCAGTTCATAAATTATGTGAACATTATATTCTTGGAACTATGGATGATGTTAAAGTTATGCCAAGCAACAAAGAGATGTTTGATGCAATGTCAAGTCATCTAGCTGAGCATGTAGATAATATTAAAGTTGTAGAAGGTTTTTTATATTCAGACTTCTTACGAAGTGCTGGTCAAGTCGACTGCATAGCAGAATATGATGGAGTTTTATCTGTTATAGACTTTAAGACATCTAAGAAAAAGAAACCAGAAGCCTGGTGTCAGAATTACTTTGTACAGGAAGCTGCTTATAGCTTTATGTTTGAAGAAAGAACACAAGAACGAATTCCTCAGCTAGTAACAGTTATTGGAGTTGATGGTGAAAGTGAACCTCAAGTGTTTATTAAAAACACAAAAGAAAGGAATGATTATTTACTTAAGTTCTTGGAGCTTCGTGAGCTTTTTGACTCAACTTCTTAATTAGTTCGTACTTAGATTTAGTCTCTTCCCTTACATTCATTTCTAATATCTTGATCTGAGACTCTAACTCCTTAACTC